TGAAAGTTACTATAGTCGATAGAAAAACCTTTTTCTTCTACAATTTCTGCAATTTCAAATAGTGTTTCTTCATCCTTGATGAACAATACCTTGTTTTCAAATTGTTTCATAGTAATTCTGGGTTTTCGTGAATGTTTCCTACTATTTCGTTTTCAAAAGCAAACAATGGATAATGCTCTTTTCCGACACACCATAAACCATTGATTTGTTTTACTTCTCCTTTTACTTGTTTCCAGTCTGAAAAATAAAGATGCTCGGATTGGATATTTTGAATTACTATATCTCCTCCATAAATATCTTGTGTGTGTTTGTCTTTAAAACCCGTTAATTGTCCAACTGATTCAGGTTTTACTTCATGATACGAATAGTCATAATCATTTTCTCCTAATTCCATAACCTGTATTTCTGGTATTGGGTTGTAAGAAATTAAGGAACCGTAAACAAAGTAATTAAGTTCTAAATCTAAACCTCTAAATTTAATTTCTCTATTCATAATTCAATAAATACATTTGTTAGAAAATGGCAAATCAAAAACTTCATCAAACTGATTAATTTCGCTTTGCGTTTCTGTTGGTGTTTCATCATTGATGAACTTTTCAGCAATACTTAAATTGTGCTTATTTGTTATTTCGTGTAGGCTCATTTTATGTGATTTTAAGAGTTCCTGATATTTCGCATCCGTAATCAAATCCGTGAAATTCTACTGATTTTTCCCCTGTAAGCTTTGCGTATTTGCTTATCATTTCCAGTCCGTTTGCGCGTCTGTAATCACGGCTTAATACGTCTTGTCTTACGTTTGCATCTTCTGCAAGTTCTTTTCTCTTGCCAAAAGGGTATTTTGAATCTACCCAATTTTGAAATGTTGTTTTTTGTTCCATATTATTGTTTTATTTTACGTTATAATTTTGTGAGTTATCTGCTTTTTCGCCTGTTTGTTGAAAGTGGTTAATTTTTTCCATATCTCGCTCCCATTGAATCATAGCATTCCCTTTTGGCGAAAATGATATTAATAAAATAATTGATGAAAGAAATAATAAAATTCCAATTGTTGCTTTTAATGACGTTTTCATAATATTATATTTTAATGTTGTTGTTATTAACTTGTACAAATATACAACTATTTATTAGTTGTGATATTGTAAATATGTTAAAGTTTCAAATTAAAGCAAACAAAAAACCCTAACACTTGTAAATGCTAGGGTTTAAGATTAAGATATTTTTGAATTGCTATCTTATTTTGATAAGTTTTTCGCTATTTCTGATATAGATATGCTATTTTTATTGATGGTTTTGTACATTAAAAATAAAGCGATTCCACCTAAAATAGTGATCATTCCGAAACCGTATAAAATCCAGGTTGTGTTGACTTCTTCTTTTTTAACGGAATCCTTTTCCTTGATGAATTCCTTAATTTCTCGGTTTTCCTTTTTAAATTCCTCTATAACCGATGCAAAACAATCTATTGATGTTATCTGACCTTGCGTGTTGTAAACGGTCTTTAAAGTTGTTCCCTGTCTGTTTGTGGTGTATATTGTGGTGTCTTTATAAGTTATTTTGGGAACTATATAAGTTACCGTATCTCCTTTTCGGAAAGTCTTTGTTTCTATTTGTTCTTTAAATTCGGTGTCTGTTTTTGACTTTGAAGCCTGTTTGTAGATGTCGCAGGATTGAAACATTAAAGCTATTAGGAATATTTTAAATTTTGATTTCATGAGTGAAAATTTCTATAGTAAGCTACCTTGAATAACTTAACATCGTGTTTGTGTATTTCCGGAAGTCCTATAATATTTACTCCAATATTAAAATACAAAGTCATAAATATTCTTTTAGTTTTTTTCATCAGACAAAATTATATCGGCAAATACAGCCATTATTGAAAATAGATTCGCAAGTTCGTAGGTTGATTCTGCACCATTAGCTATTAACTTCCCGTCTGACCAAGCTTTATAGCAATAGGCTAAATTATTTTTTACTGTTAATATTTCTATGTCTATACATTCCTGTTCTCTAAGGTATTTTTTTACATAAGAAACTTGTACAAATTCTGGAATATCATCAAAAATTTGTTTGTATGGAGCAAGTTCTTGCTTGTCTAGCCAATTTAAAAAATCTTCCTTTAATTTTGATTTAGGTAAATTCATAAAACATAATTTAAAAATTAATCCCCGCCACTTCGCTACAAAATGACGGGGATAAAAAGTTTAGTGTAGCGATTGTAAATATAAACAAAAAAACCCGATGTTGCTATCGGGTTAATTATTAACTCAAACCATTAAGTTATGAAAAACACATTCAAATATACAAATTATTTCTATACAGAAGTGCCTCCTAATTTATTTCCGTGAACTACATCACCGTACCAAGTGTAATTTTTCATTTTATTTGTTTTTTAGTTTAACCTTCCCAAGAGTGACCTTTTTTATTTTTCATGTTTTATTTATTATTTTAATTCAAAATGCGCCGGATCAAAAAGAGTTTTAAAATCGCCTCCCCAAGTAATTCCAATACCTAAGCATTTTGCAACTGCTTTGATATGTACAGAAATTAATTTAAGCTTTGGAATTACTTGTTTATCCGATAACTGTACTTTTCCATCGTAAAAAGGAAATAAGTCAACAGCGTGTCCGTAACCGTCTGATTTTGCCTGATGGTTTGACTTCTTTTTTACTCCGTCGGCGTTGGTTACTATTTTGCCCTTAGCCGTTCTTCCTTGCGCATATAGTGACTGCTGATACTCTATAGTTCTTACTCCTTGAACAATTGTAAAGTCAACAGGACTTTCTTTGATTGCTTCGGTCATTAATTTAATCAAATTCGGATGAACTCCTTTTAAAGTATCTAAACTTCTTTGTGAAAATTTATTCATAATTATTTACGTTTAAAAAAATTAACTATGCTGTCCTGCGCAACATTTACCAATGAAGTAAGAAAAATGTCAACGTTAAATTTATAGATGATGAATCCTGCTATATCTTTGCTCAACATAGCAATCAAAGACAATACTCCAGGCACATATATTTCTTCGATGTGCTTATAAACTACCGCGCTGAAAGCATAAACTATCCCTACTGCAATTATAATTGAAAGCAGAACATTTATATACGATATTTTTTTATTTTCCCTTTGCATTTCTACAGCTATTTTTATACCGACTCCAATAATTGCGGGGACAATTATCTTTGTAAAAAAAGCTAAAAGCTCATTCGATAGGTTTTGTAGTCTTTCTGGCATATCTAAGGTATGTTATAATTATCAAAATTAAGGCAAAAAAAGCCTCATTTAACCCAAATTTAGTATTATCGAAAATTGTTTCATCTAGGAAATTATTTATAGATAAGCATAAAAGTACGAAACTAGCGACATATCTTTTAAAGTTTAACCAAATAAAAACACTTAAAAGCAAAAAAGCCAATGAATTACCGAAATAATAAATCGGTATTCCCGTTTTTTCTTTGATAATATCCCAAAACAGAAAAGCTATTACCGATACGATAATAGCTGTCCATAGTATTATTTTGTTTGACTTATCCACGGTCTTTAGGTCGTGTTCCGATAAGTTCCAAGCCTACACGCCCTAAGACTTCGTTAGCATCAGCAATAGCCTTGTCAATTGCTACTTGGTCAATTGGTTCGTCCCCTGTGTTTCCTCCTGCCATTTTAAATATTTTTTAGGTTAGGTGTAAAAGTAATGAAAATATTTTATATGTTTGCAATGTAGTTCACGACCTACGGAAAAATATAGCTAACTTTTTTAGCAATTAAAGAACCCTGCATCGTGTCGTGACTTTGCAGGGTTTCTTTTTTAAATTATTTTATTATGAGTAGAGAAATTAAATTTAGAGTATTCGATCAGATTACAAAAACTATGAATCCAGTAACTTCAATGTGGGGATTTCCTGAAATAGAAACGGTATGCGTTCCTTTTGGAGACACAGTAAACACTTTGTTTCATAGTTTCGAGTTAATGCAGTTCACAGGATTAAAAGACAAGAATGGAACTGAAATTTACGAAGGAGATATATTACACAAGCCAATGCAAAGCGCAGTACCTAAATTTATAATTGAATGGAATGAATCTCAATGTTTGTTCGATGAAATACCTAGACATGGAAATGGAAAATCAAAGGCCGATGAATTTACTGTTATAGGAAACATTCACGATAACCCAGAATTATTATGAAATTCGACAAAAGATATGCCTACACAGTATTGCTAACAGCTTATTTAATTGCTGTTTTAGTAGTTGGGTTTTTATTAAAATGTAATTTAGAGAAAATATGAAAGCAAAAGAAAAAGCAAAGGAATTATTAGAAAAATATCAGTCAGAAAAAGTAATTACGTATCAAAGATCTTCTTCAAGTCCGATTGAAGAGTACGAATTAAGCGACTCAGAGGCGAAATTTTGCATTAAAATTTTGATAGATGAAATAATTAAAAACAATGAAGAATTAGGTAAAAAAATGTTTTACGAGTTGGGAACAGATTCTTATTCTTCAAGGTGTTTAAATCAAGACAACTATTTCTTTTGGTTAGAAGTTAAATCAGAAATTGAAAAATTATGAAAGCAGAAGAATTAAGAATAGGTAACGTAATTTCTACTCCTTATGGAGTTGGAAATGTTTATGGAATAAATCACGAATGTGTTCAAATAACGATTTTAGACGATAAAACAGTATTCGATTTTGATTTAGAAGAATGTAAACCAATACCTTTAACCGAAGAATGGCTTTTAAAGTTTGGTTTTGTAAATAGATATAGCAATGTATGGATGAAAGAAGATAATGAAAGAGAAAACGTATTTGAATTTGATGATAATAATCTTTATTTTACAGCAGAAGAGGGTGTAAATTATTCAGTAGCCATTAATAATATACATCAATTACAAAATTTTTATTTTGCGCTAACTGATACAGAACTTACAATTAAATAAACTAAAACCTTTGAAGTGATATAGGGAACTTCTAAATTAATTATGATTATATTTTTAATATTGATTGCGCTTACGTCAGCAGGGTTGCTTATAACTTATAAAAGTTATGATTATGACATTATAGGACTTATAATGAGTATGATTTTTGGTTGCTATCTAATAATGCACACAATTATGTGGTCAGTTTCTAGCTATGGATATGAGATTTTTATGGTTAAGAGACAGGCTTTTGTTGAAACTTTAAAATATGCTAGGGAAAATAAAAATATGCTGGAATTAGCTTCAATTACAAAAGATATTTCAGAATGGAATCAAAAACTTTATGAGGCTAAATATGACAATAATGTTTTTTTATTAAAAGACTATATAGACGATAGGGTTGAAAGTTTAGAACCAATTAAATAAAAAAAATCCCCTGTCGAATCAACGCAGGGGATTTTTCATTTTAAACATATAATGCTTAATTCTTCTTTGACAATTCATTTATAGAATCATCTTTTGTTGCTGAACTTTTAGAACTTCCGAAATAATATCCCAAGACAACGCTCATAAGCGAAAATAAGCCTATCCTATCTGCGTCATTTACTTTTGTGAAAGTAATTATAGACATTCCTCCAAGAACTACTATAACCGCTATTACAGCCTGTATTTTTATTTCCGGAAACTTCATGTCAATAAGTTATTTCAGTTCCTGTCACATAATTAACGCTTGCGGTTCCCGTAGTTGCCGTTCTTATCCTCACTAAAGCATTTGCTGGAATTACGCCCGTCAATGTTCCTGTCTGCGTATTTGTCAATTGTATGGCTACCGTTACGCCAACACCGCTAGAGTTACCGCTTTGAGAAGGAGTAAGCCACGTTGTACCGCTGTTTAATGAATATTCTAAATAAGTCGTTGCAGTGGATGTTCCGATTAGCAAAGGATTGGTAACAGTACAGCTTACTGCATAAGATACTATTGCTGGTTTAGTAGTCGAAATGGTAAAGTTTGAATTTAATACTTTTGAAGTTACAACCGTTACTGTTGGCTGAACTACGGATATAGTAAGATTTGGAGAAGTACCAGTTATTACTATTCCATTTCCGGCGGTGTAGTTATTTGCTACAGGAAGAGTTACGCTGTTCCCGTTTGATATGCTTAATAAATTACCCGATAGGGTTAAATTCTGCAATTCATTGGTTATACTTCCGTCAACTTCAGAAGTCAAGTAATTTGCGCCATTCGTCAATTGGTTATTGTTTGTGGGAATCAAAGGCTTTCCTGCTAAATCTGTGTAGTTGCCTGAAGTGGCTACTGTTGAAAGCCCTGTAATTTGATTGGAAGAAAAAGACAATTCTGTTTTCTTTTTGCTATACCATTTTGCATTATATTGCCAAAGTGTTCCGATTACAATTGATGAATCAGGTTCAGCATGAACTACTACATAATCAAAGTTATCTGCTTTGAATTTTGTTCTTGCAGTTTGATCCTCAGTGTAGAACCATTGGGCATTAGAAAATAGTGAAAAAGAAAGCAATAATAAAGTTAAAATTTTTTTCATTGTGTTTTGGTTTTTAATTATTTGGATTTTGCCAATATGGCATTGGGTTTAATTTCTTGTATCAATTCTCTGCATTCTTCTCTCAAAGCTTGCCTTTGCGATAATACAAATTCAGGTATTGGAGTTCCTTCAAAGAAATTCTTTTCTATATAAGGAGAAACCAATCTGCTTATTTTTTCCTTGTATTCTGCATCTATTTTAGATATTTTTTCATTATCTAAAGTTTCTTTTTCAGAATCTGTAATTTCTATATATTCAGGCGTATTTTCTTTTACCCAATATAAAAAATCACAATATTCTTTAGTCGAATCATCAGGTATTATTTCTATATCATTTAGATATATATTACCGCTAAAAGAACTTATTTTGTACATAATTACCATGTTGTTTCTAATTCCACCTTGCTAACAGATACTGTTGTTGCTGTTGTATTTAGTCTATTTCCTGCGTATATAGACCATGAAACAGAATCTGTTGCCCCCGTAGCCGTAGAAATATTAGTTGTTATTAATCCTGAAACTTGCCTATCAAATTGATCTAAAACAACTTGACCATTTATTGTTTTTGAAATCATTCTTATTGCAGTATAAGATACTTGTCTTGAATTTGAAAGTGTTGTTAATATCAGTCTATAAGAGATATCGTCAGTAAATACAGCAGGCCAATCAGATCCAAGTGCTATTTTAGTACAAGTCCCTGTACCGTCATTGTGCATTATCTGCATTTGCGTATCTCCTGAATCTGCGGCTAATTGCACTACGTTCAAAGAGGTTGATGGTTCTATGTTTCCTTTCGCTCCACCAGCGGCTTTTATTCCTGCGGAAACTGCACATCCCGAAGCTCCTGTAAAATTAAAATCAAATATCCATTTGAATCCATAAGTATATGAGGCAAATAGTATTCCGTCACTACCTGTATATATTTCGGCTGAACTTCCGGCTGTTGTAGTAGATTGTCTTACATTTCTAATTCTAGCAACGTAAGATGAACTGTCAGGCGTTATTTTAGTACCTACATAAATTTCAGGCGTACCTAACCTAACACCTATTTTTGTCAATGTAGTTTCTCCATAAGATAGCCACATTTGTTTCTTTTTATATTGATCTCCTGCAACTGAATTTACATAAGCTATTACCGCATCCATATTCGGATAATCTGTAGCAGAGGCGGCAACTGTATTTTTCTTATTAGCTGAATTTTCAGCAACGTAACCAAAATTATGTTCGGTAACTACCCAATTAGATGAAGTCTGTCCGGGTGTATTAGATAAAGCTCTAACAACATCGCCAATTCCAACTGATACGCCACCTAAAGTTCCTGCAACTGAAATAGTCCACAAATCGCCTTTCAATACAGATCCAGAAGCTCCGCTTCCACCCGTAGCAGGAAACAAATTTGTAGAAGCATCATAATTTCCCCTATCGTCTAACAAACCAACTACTAATCCGTCCGCATATGATTTTGCGTTGTTTTCAGCTGTTGTAGCGTAAGATTGAGCGACTGCAGGCGTTGCAACGTTTAAAACAGGATTTGAAGGGTCTGAATTATTTACAGCTAAAGGATTTCCTGCAGTTACCGTCTGAACTCCTGATGATCCTGTACCTCCAAACGTTCCTAAAAAATCAAATTCTAATCCGTATTCCTTTAGTTTAATTACTTGCCCAGGCAACAAGATAAAATCTTCTCCATTGTGAAAATTAAATCCTGAGCCATCGGTTATGATAACATTTGTTAGTTGGCTGTTTCTTATCGCTAATTCTTTGCCTTTGTAAAGCGAATAGGCTGCTGTAATCAATACGCTGTTTAATCTTGTAACTCCTGACACTAAATCTAAAGCGGAATTTATACCATTTAATGGATAATCAGTCAATATTCCATCGCCTGTTGCGTTAACTCCTTGATATTGGTATTCTACCTTATTTACATATTGCCCGTCTGAAATTGGTATTGTAGGCTCTGAAATTGCATCTTCATAAATATAAACGGTTGTAAGCAATAACTGATCACTATTAGGTATAGGGGCAATTGCATTACCGCTACCTGCTGACGGTTCTCCCTGTATTAACGAAAATGTGCCGTCAGATTCTGCTACAATAATATCTACCCTAGAATCTCCTGAATCAGCATCTTCAATTGTAAAATCGTAGGCTATAGTATTTCCTAGCTGTATTCCGTCAATAATCCAAAGGAATCCCGTAGATACGTTTATTTCATTTCCTATCTTGGTAACTGTTCCAAGTTCTAAATACCCATTAGCCGGTATATTATTTTCAGTTGGAAAAGGAACGGCCGACCATCTTTGAATTGTCTGATCACCTTCTGTAATTGTAACAACTCTTAAAATATGTCCTGAAGGAATGTTTTGAACTGTTTGTAAATTCGTATCTCCAAGATCAGAAAGAAATTCATTATTTGCTATTGTTTTCGAATCAAGTACGTTTCCATTGATATAAACTACTTGACCATCTCGACCTGTAAAGCTTGAAAAGGCATCCGCAAGCTGTTTAAACGTATCAGCGCCACCAGATCCCGGCGTTGTACTAGCGTCGAAAAAACCGACTTCCTTTAGTTTATTGTGCAATGATATTGCCGAAGCGAAAGAAGCAACGCTTCCACCTCCCGTTTCATCAACATAAGAAACTTCCGAAAAAGGAACATTTGCAAAAAGACGTGCGCCGTTTTCTGACTTAAATGTAAACAATCCGTCAATCTGCGTTCCGCTCCATTTGCTGTCTGAAATAAAGATCAAATTATCTTTGACTATCTCAAAAACGCCTTCCGCTTTTTTATAAATTATGTATTCTGCCATGATTATTAAGAATTAGTTTGCGCCAAAACGGTTATGCTTGATGAATATCCTACTATCGAATCAGATATATTAAATGTTACAGCCTGTCCTGTTGTTATGTTAATCGTTTTTACTATTCCGGTTGAATTAGATTCCGTTGTAACTACTGTACCGCTTGGCGTGGTTGTCGTTAATGTCAAAGTCTGTCTTGATCCAATTTCTGTAAAGAAAAGCGTAAATTTGTATTGTGTTTCAGATACTTTTTCTTGAATCAATCCGAATAATTGATTTCCCGTAAGGATATTTGCCAAGTTTTTAGAATATAATCCCAAACCTTCATGGAAAAGCCTTAACCTATTGTAATTGCCTGCTGTTACTCCCAAATTAACTACTCTAGGTATATCGATACCGCCAGTATTTGAAACATAAGAACCGCCGTTTACGCTTGTCTGAACTGCAACATAGGTAGGCTCGAAGTTTTCAAATCCAAAAAACATATCGTAATTTCCAGGTTCTCCGAAAGTCTTTCTTAAAAAAGTAATTTCCATAACAGGAGGGTTTTCAGGAATAGGAGGAACTGGAGGAATCGGAGTAACGTAATTCGGATCGTACACCTCTGATTGGTTAAATGTAAAGCTTATATCCGACTGCACGAAATTTTCTTTTGCTTCTATTCTTGGAATCTCAACAGGCTCAAATATTGAAGCTCTTATAAGATTTAAATAGGTAAACCTGTAATCAAATGATTCAATTATTTTAGCTAAAATTAATTTGTCAATCACTTCGGTTCGGAATATTTCAAATCGCTGTGATTTTATCGTATTTGTCTGCGTGTTTTTTGTGGAAACTTCCCAGTACTGCGTGTATTCTTTTGAAATGTCAAAATCGAAATAGTACATGTTCACCTGAACGGACTGCATGCTGTCTGTTGACTTTTCACGGTAATCGATTCTAGAGGTAAATTCTCCTCCGTCATTGGTAAGCATGAAAGGACTTGTATAAAACGTTTCGCCTATTTCCTGTTTTACTTCCAAATATATCAACTGCTTACCGAAATCAAAAGGAACGTTTAAAAGCTTCCAAGTAATTTGAGGCAATCCCGTATCAGGGTCTTGGAAGTTATTTTCTACAAAGAAATAATCTGCAATATTTGCCAATGTCTCCCCGCAGGTTGATTTTACATTTACTTCGATATAATCTTCTAACTCAATTCCATCATTGCTTTTGGTTGTCTGCATATAAGGATAGATGTTATTTGGCAATAGCTGAATGCCTCCAAAATCATAATATGAAGTGTCGGGCGATGTTTTTTGGTACATCGCCTTTTCCAAGCTATTTTCCAACCTTATGAATGCTTCCAATTTATAAGTTATTTAAAGATTGTTCAAGTAAAAATTTGTTTTCAAATAGGCTTCCGTTTACGCTTACCCTGTCATATAAAGTCTTTGTAAAAAGTAACAATCCTGTTTCGTCAAAGATAAGCAAATATCCGAACTCGTCAATCGTCCAAGACAATTTATCAACAGAAATAAAATCATTTATCCTGATTATCCCTGTTTCATTGTCGGAGAATATTTTTAATACTTCAGGCTCATACTTGACTTCCATAGTGCAAGTTAGTAATCCGGTATCGTTCATTCTGTTTACAAATTCCATTTTAGAAGGATAGCCGCGTGTTACAACTCCATTTGCGTCTATATATCGCACATAGCCTCTTAAATCCCTTACTTTATTTTCTAGAGCAACATAATCTTCAAATGTCATTGAAAATTCGCATTCATCCTGATATGTTGACAATATAGGATTTTCAGGAATAAAATCAGATCCTTCTACAACGGTAACACCTTCATATGTCGTCTTTGCTTCGGGATTGTTTTTATAAAGCGTTTTTTTAATAGGCTGCGTTTTTCTCCATAAATTTGCCGTTGCAAGAAATTGGCTGAAATAATTTATAATATTTCTCTTTACGGTAAATCTCAAATTTGAAAAATTATTTCCACTTGCTATATTTGATATTTCTGTAAATCCCTGATCAGTCCAGTTTGTGTATTTTACAGTTTCATTGCTTACATAATACTGAAATTGCGTATCTGATTCCCCGTTAAATGTTGGGTTTGTTCCTGTCAAAGGAGAAAGCTTTATCAGATTGCCCGTAACTTCCAAAACATTGTATCTTCCTGCATTTTGACTCCCCGACAATATAGTGAAAACATCGCCTAATGCTATTCCCAAAAGCTTGAAACTGAAATTTGAAGTGTTTTTTAATGTTAGAAAACTATCCAAAATGCTATGCTGTAAAAAAGATGTTGTAATAAAGTTTCTTTCTCCTGCCGTCAAAAATCGGCAGTCTAAAACAAATTTCTTATCATCGTCCTGCGTTGCAGTCGTATCTGAAATATCATAAGCTTTTACCCTGTTTTCTTCAATTAAAAAAGGATCTCTAGCTGTCTTAATTTCTATTTCTCTTTTATTTTCAACTTTTTTGTTTGCAAACAAAGTTTCTATTTCTCCATGAACAACATCTATTGTGTTTTCAATTTCTTTTTCTTTCTGGGACTGATAGGGGTATTTATATTTGAAACTTATTAATTTATATTTTTCGTTGAAATTTCTTTCGTAGCTTTCAAATTGAATGGCTTCGATAACACCTGCTTCTATATCTGTATAAAAATCAGGGTAGTTTCCAAAAAATACAGAATCATTTGTCTTTATCTGAAAATCCGCATCTGTTTCTTTTATGAGGTTCTGTATTTCTTCAAAATTCATATAAAACCCCTTGTCGGTAATACCTCTTAAAAAATTTCCTGTAAACAAAAACTGATCATAAAACTTTGCATTTGCCATATAATTTGGCGCATCTATTTCCATCCCTGAAACAGATTTGCAAATGTATCTCATAGCGTCATAAAGCCTAATAGCAGGATTAACAGTATTATATGCTACTGAAGTTCCAGTAATTGAAATTTTTAGTTTAGTCAACGAAACTATTATCGCATAATAAGCAGGACTTCCTCCAACGGGTCCGTCCATTTCTGCAGAAGCATTTGGATTAAAATAAATCCAAACCCTCTGGCCGCGTTTAATTAATGGAATCGAAAGTTTTTGCATTTCTGAAGGAAAAGGGTTCGCTGTTCCTATTCCTGAATTGAAAGGGGTTCTTACATAATTATAACTTTTTGAATATAAATTATAAACAGTAGTTTGCGAACTTTCAATATCAAATCCTACTCGTACCTGTAAAAATACAGTTCCCGAACCTCTTGTTATTATTGTAGGAGCGGTAGGCGAATTGAAGTTTATGACGTCCTGTCTTGAAAATCCAACTATATCTTTTATGCTTATTTCAGCATTTAAAATATCATCCTGAGCTTCCAAAAAAGTAAAATTATCTCCATTGTCTGGAATACCGCCAAGAGAATTTATAAGGTTGTAAGTAGGCGAAATGAAGGAAAGTGTATCTTTCAAACCTTCCTTAACAACAACCTGCGCGTTGTTTGTTCCTGCTCTAGTCTTAAGATAAGGATCCATAAAGCTTGTGCCTCTATAGTTTATCCTTGCAAATCCCTGGCTAGCTGTTGAAGTGCTTTCAAATTCGCTTATACCGACAATCGGTTTTGCTTTTATAAGTACATTTTCTACCGCACAAGGAATTATTGGATTTCCGTCTAAATCTTTATTTGATAGCAAATCTACATTAACATCTCTTCTCCTTTTTAAAAGTATCTGTTTTGATTTCTGAACTGCCTTAAAAGTAATTTTTGTCAGTTGATCCGTTATCATGGATGCAAAATCAACATCATAAGTCAGATTATTTCCATTGTAGTCGATTATAAGTTCTACTTCGGATTCAAATCCATAACGCATAAGGTAAACCTGCATAAGGTCGAAATGATGTTCAGGACGTTGATATATTGAAAAATTAGATTCCCCGCCCGCAAATACAACATCACGCCCATATCGGTTATTATCCTGCTCCAAAGAAAACTTTGAGGCATCAAATCCGGTAAGCTCTTGGATTTCTTTCTTTCCTTCGCCCTGCGTTATGAAATTGAAATAAAATTTTATCATTTTAATTTTTGAATGTTAATCCTTTTCCTCGAACTTGACTGTTCATCAATTTTACTCTTGAATTTCTTTTGGTAATCGAGGCTTCAAATCCATTTTTATCAAAGGTAAAATTATTTGTAGATAAATCAGAAAAATATTTACCCATGATTCCGTCCATATCATCTTTGCTTAATCCATTAGTTTCTAATTCGATATTAGGCACGCCTCCAAGCATCGCACCGCTGTTTTTCAAGAAGCTGTTGAAATCAGGAAATACTTTAGATCCTTTTTCCAAATCCACCAATGTATCTGTTTTAGGCGTTACTGAAAAGCCTTTAGACGGCTGATAAACAATTTCATTTTTGCCACCATCACCAACGATTGCCAAACCTCCTGCGTGGTTGTCTGTTCCTAAAGCGTATTGAGGGACTTGTGTGCTTGATATAATTGCGATTTGTGCCGCTCCTATCACTCCTGCTAATATTGCTCCTGCATAATTTGCTTCTGCCAAAAAAGCAACTACTGCTTGGGCTGTGTCGATTATCGCATTAAACAAAGCCGTTTCTTTTTGTGCCTTTGCTTTTCTTCGGTCAATCTCTCGTCTTCTTTCTTCGTACTGGCGTTCAATTTCTTCTTTAGCAGTAGCTGAATCTCCTGCAAAGCTTATTGCAAGATCTTTTTCTTTTGACAATCTTTCATATTGAGCGTCAAATTGCGCTTGCTGTTGTTGGTTTATAAATGCAAAGGCTTCTTGAGCAACCTCAGATATTGCCGTAAATGCAACAGCAAATCTTTCTTTAGTTGTTTTTGCCCCTTCCCAAAGTTTATCAAATGTAGACTGCATTTTTCCAGTAAGAGGATCTAAAGTCTTATCGAAAAATTTTGTAAGGCTTCCAAGTCCTGCGTTCTCAAAAAATCCTAAAGAAAAAATTCTTAAATAATCCCTAGTTTCATTTTTCAAAGATTTTGTTCTTTCCTCTAATGCAAGAGCTTTTTCAGCCTGCCTGTCAAACCATTCATTCGCTAATGGATCTGTTTCGAATTTTAATCCCTCACCTGAAAATTTAGATGCCCATTCTTCAAATTTAGCATAATTATCTTTTTTTAATTCAAGAATCCTATTTTCATTTTTATTTACAATTTCATATACTTCTTGATTATATTTTTCCCACGCTATCCTTTGAAGCGTTAAATTTCCTTTAGCCAGTCTAATGCTTTCTTTTCTTGCCATGTTTGCAAGGTTTATCTCTTCATTGTATAGGTCTAAAGTCAAATTAAGCCTTTCCGACATATATTTCTTATCATCTTCTAATAAGTCTTCAAGGGATCCTTTCTCGGATTCCCTTCTCATTCTATTAAGAAGGTATTGATTTTTTAATTCTTCTTCCCTTGCCCTTCTTAAAGCTTCAAGCTGTGCTTTTGTCAAAGCAATAGATTCTTTTTCTTTTGGATTAAGATCATCAAGAACTGATTTTATCGCCTTAAGTTTTCCTTGTCTTATTCCTAGTTGGTAATTGAGACCTTCTATTTCTTTAGCATTTTTATCGTATTCAGAAACTTTACCGAAAAGCTTTTCAATAGGATCTTCACCCATACCTTTAGCTTCAAGTTCTTTTTGCTTTTGGGTAAGGGCATTAAGTTTCTTCATTGTTTCTGTCATAAGGAAAAACTGATCCTCCTGCTCAACTGAAGCGGCATATCTACGCTGTTCAATATCCTCTATCTCCAATAGATATTGTTTTTGTTCTTCGAATCCTTTCGCTAATCCTTTTTCATTGAAATTATTCAATAGGCTGTCCCTGCTTTGTGCCAATAGCCTAAATCCGTCTATAGCCCCACCTAATCCCCTTATGAGAGATATAAAGAATTGCGAAACAACACCATTACCGGAATTTAATTCCCGTATAAATTCACTCCAAGTATTTGAAAGTCTTGATGTTTCTGCATTTAATGTTTCTACTCTTTTTAGATTCTCAACACCATATGCTTTTTCAAGTTCTTTTGCGAAAGCAGGAAGAACTTCGGCAGCCAAAACTTTTCCGTCTTTCAACATTTTGTTTAGCTGTGTTTCAGTTACCCCCATAGATTTGGCAAGTATTCCGAATGCACCTGGTAATCTTTCAGCTAACTGTCCTCTTATTTCTTCAGCCTGAACCGTTCCTTTAGATATCATCTGTTGCAAAGCAAGGAATGCACCTTGCTGTTGGTCTACAGAAAGACCCATTGCTCCAGACGCTTTAGAAACACTTTCAAAAATATCTTGTATCTGCTGTGCTGTTATGGCACCTGATTCAATTGCGTTTTTAGAAGCTGCATAAAATCCAGTATAAGATTTAGTAAGTCCTATTAGTTCGATTCCATATTGTTCTGAAACCCTAGACAAAAAAGCCTGAGATTGTGCGGCTGCCTCTGAACTTCCCATTACTTGCTTTAAGGCAAGATCCATTGCCTGCAACTCACGTGTAGTATTGAATATATTTTTTACAAGTGCCGCTATAGCCGCTACGCCTCCAACAACACCAAAAGCACCAAGTAGATTTCTAATGCCTCCTATGGCTTGTTTTGGGTAATTACCCACGTTCCTATTAAATCTTCCTACTGCTGAATCAGCCGCTAAAACACGCCTGTTTAAAGCATCAAATTCTCTTTGCGCATTTCTTAATTCCCTGTTGTATTGTCTTTGGGTCTGTTCCGCTCTCCTGCCTCCTGCTATAAGGTTTTGAAGGTTTCTAGCAGAAATAGCCTGTTGTGCTGATAATCTTTGGTATGCGCCACCTAAAACAGAAACAGAACGGGCGTATTGATCCGCATTTTGCCTTAAAGTTCTTTGGTTTACTATTTCTTCAGCAGATAGTTGGTTAGCTCTTTCACGAACGGTATTTAATCGCTGATTCTGTTGGGTAATTTGGTTTAAATTATTAGCATTGTCGCTCGGAAGTCTTGAATTGTTAAGATTCCTGTTTATATTTTTAATCTCATCAGCGACCTTCTTAAGGTTTTCGATTAACTCCTGTACCTTTTTATAGGTTTCGCTTGATGCTATTTCAACTAATCCGTCGTTATTTGCCATTTTTACGCATTGATTTTTTGTTGGCTTCTGATTTTTGTTTAGCGGACTTTACCGCTTCACGGAAATAAATTAAGGAAACATTATCCGGCAATGGTCTCATAAGAATATTTTCAACGGCTACCAAGTCAGATTCAAAAGTTCTTTTTATGCTTTCCTGCTTTTTAGGTTCTGAAGCAATAAGCATATTTAATTTGTTTTTCATAATTCCTAAATCAGATTTAAGAACTCTATGGCATTCTTCTACAATGTCTTTTTTAATGTCAATTTTTACGCCCAATTCTTTCAATATAGTTGCTAGTTCTTCTTTTTGACTTTCAGAAGTTGGCGTGTAAAGCAATACCTGCATATTGTCTTTTATTGCTTGGATATTCAGTCTTAAATATTCAGTCTTGCATTGCCTATCCAAATACTGCTTTATTTTAGAATTTTCTGAAATCTCAAAATCTTCATCGACAATTTTAGACCACGCCTTTTCTCTTTGTTCGTCATTTTCGCCACCTAACAATGATAAGTCATTAGTTTCAATAATCTTGAAGTAAATCTTTGCGGGTATTTCTGCGCTGTCCCAAATAAATGCACTCATTGACCTATTTTTTGTTTTATTAATTTTACTAATTCAGGCGCATAACGTTCTTTTTGCGCACGTTCAAAAGTTATAATGCTCAGCCCTCTCAAATCTTGACCGTATTTATTAAATAAATCATCTGACTTGCTGTCTGTGCTGTCGAAAAAATAACGCTTGCTTCTTCTTTCGATAAACAAATTATTTGAAAAAGCACCTGTTAATATTAAATCAACATAACCTCCCGCTAAAGGGTTTAAGCTGGATTTAAATAAGGAATAAGAATTACTTCTATAAGTGCCTATTTCTGATCCGTTAGGTCTATCGCCCCTTTTTAGTTCCTGAATTTTTTCCTGCTTTAGAATTGGATCCGATGTTATCAAGATTTCCATTTTTTGCTGTAACTCCTGTTCCGTTATCCTCTGAAGCTTGTTTATCATTTCCTGCGCTGTCATAAGGCACTTTTTTAAGTAAAACTTTTGCTCTTTCCTCGTCTTTCGGATTTAGCATATTTGATAATTTTTCAATCTGTTTTTCTTTGGTCAAGGTCTTGAAATTTTCAAATCCCTCTTTGCTGAATGATACGTTGTCGAATTTCATAGTATGTTGTAATAAAAAAGGGCAGGCGATTAACCCACCCTTTTAGGTTTATAATTTTTGTTTTTACTTAAGCTCCTGCAATCATTGGTGCTGAAACTCCTTTGTAAAGCTGATTCGTTCCAACCAAAGCAACGTTAACCGGAGGCGTAGCAGTTGAATCATAAGTTTCTAAAACATACGTTGCAGCCAATGTTGGTGCAGTCGTAGTGTCAATTGTGTAGTTGCCTGGATTTGCTCCGGCTACAACCGTGTCAATTGCTAAAACAGTATTGGTTGCTGTGTTTCTGATTCTAAAATTAGTTTCGTCTAACGCTTCAATTCCGAAAATAGTGTTATTTACCGCTGTAACATCTACAACAAATCCGTTTGCAACAGAAGCAGTACCTGTGATGTTTACGCCAATAACTCCCATCAATTCAGAATTAATATCTACATTAGTCTGATCAACCGTAAGCAAAGCCATTCTTTTGTTGAATTGGTCTTCGTTTGATAATTGGAACTCAACCAATGTTTTAGCCGTTTCATCGCCTACTTGAGGTACGTAAGTGCGTGTGTTTACCATTGAAGCGGTCAAGCCAATAAAGCTTAACCCGTCCGCTGATGTTGCGCCTACCAAAGTCCCTGCTGAATCCACAAGCAATACATTGTACTGGTTGAATGAATTTTTAGAATAGGCCGCTTTTTGAAATCCAATTCCGTTGTCAAACTCAAAAGAGTATTGAGGCTTTCCGTTTCTAATAACAGACATAACACCGCCGGTATATTCTTTAGTTGTCGGATCAGGCGTGTTGTTCACGAATTCAACGGCGTTTAAAAAAGGTTGCCAAGTATCATCCTGAACAAATCCTACCATCTGCGTGTACGTCAGCGTAGCTAATTCTGCGATCGATAATCTCCAACTTTTTGGAACAAGGATAAAAGACTTGAAATCTTTCAATCTTGCCTCACATTCGACAATTCCCAATCCGAGATTGTCCTTATTGCAATTTACTGCATTGATTAGTGCCATAATTTTTTAGTATTTAAAATTGCCCAAGCAATTATTTGTTATTTTTAATCCTTTAAATTCTAATTTCAAAGCATCCCAAATATCTATTGTGAAGTTTTTCTTATCACTTTCATTATTGTTTTCTCCGCCATAGTTTGGGTAAGGTGTCTTTTTAAATTCATTATCCCAAACAAACATTGGGGATTTTTTGAATAAAGTTTCAATATTTTTAGCCAATGGAAAAAGTATATTTCTATAACTCATCGCCCAACGGTTTTCATTTAGCAAATCCGTAGCCGTTACCCTTGTAGCTAAAATAAGAACTAAATCAGTTGTCGTATAGTTTTTTCTTGCGTCATCCGAATCAGTATTTGAAAGCTGATAGATTAATGGATAAAGAGAACTTCCCTGCTCATTGAAAAGCTTTATCTGCTTTATTAAATGCGCTTCATTTCCCCATTTGTAAACAGGCTGAAAAGCATCTACTGCAGGCGTTGGAGGTTCTTCTATTTCCGGATAACCTCCCAAAGTTGGCAACGTACCGAATGCTTTTGTTAGCTGTTCTTCAACAATGATCATAAGTTCCAGGCGTTTATAATGGTTTCTCTTTTAAAGAATGACAAATCATAGTCTTCAGGATAAGCAGAAAGAAACTCGTATAGGCTTACTTCATTAGACTGCCCGTTGCTTCCGTTCCATTGCATACCTATTCCGTTCCAATTTTGAAAGAAATTATAATTTCTCCCGCATAAGTTAGATCCGTTGTACATCTTTACAAATGTATTCCAAGCTTCTGACTGTTTTTGGTTAGGTGTCTGCGTTTCGCTGTTTTCAGCGTTTGCAATCTGAATTCCTGTAGCTGTGTATGTTGAAAAATCCCCGCTTAAGAAATAGAAATAAACGTAATAGGCGATAATGCTTATTTTTTTACTTCCATAACTATATCTAAGTCCATTCCAACGCTTGCCATTTTCAAGTGTTTTGCCTTCCGTTAAATATTTCCATTTCTGCAAAGCATCCGTTTTCCAAGAACCGTCAGTATTAAACTGCTCTGAAAGCTCTTTATGCTGCTCAAATCCTAAAGCTGATATTAATAACTTCGCCTCTTTCTCGTCTATTTCCTGTTTAAGTACGTCAGTTTTGTTCGGGTTATTCCCCCCAATGTTTGGCTGATTAACCACATTGGGGATGAATACCGATTTATTAAGAAAGTATGAAGTATCTATAATCATTATTTAGTTTTTGGCTCTTCGGTCACAACAGTTTCAACTTCTCTTTGCTCAAGCTTTGCGTCTTTTACTTCGGTTGCTTTCTTGTTTTTAATAAGCCTGTCAGCTTGCAAAACATGAAGCAATCTTGTTTTTTTTGTTGCATCGCTATTAAGATAAACTACCTTGTAGTCTTCTTTTTTGTCGAATGTAGCTTTGTCTACTTGTTCTGACTTTCCTTGTTTAATATCAAATATTGGCATAACTTTTAATTAAGGTGTTACTACTGTGATGTCTTCTCTAACCGCGTCAAGGTCTAATACCATCCAAGCAGGTTTTTCGTTGTTTGCAATTCTCAATAGTGAGAAAACTTCCCCGATAGCTGTTTTCTGATTCTTGATAAATTGATCGTTATAAGTTCCTACTCTGAATATAAAGCTTGAGTGCCATTCACGGTAAACGCTTGAATCCCCAATCAAAGCCGTACCCTGTGCAATCTTATAAGATGAGAATACTCTCATCCCATTAATCGAGTAAGAACCGTTGTTGTTTACAATGTAAGGCTTCAATTCTGAACGGCCTTCAGTATCTTGCGTGAACATTGCTGTAAAAATGTCGCTAGGATTCATAATCACGACGTTAGGCGTGAAATACATTCCTTGTATAACTGACTGACCGGCAATAACCGCTAAAGCGTTATCTGCTTTTACGAAAGTACCATCAAAAACAGATGACGTGTAAGCAACTGCATTTGTTTGAATAGTTGCAATGATTCCGTCTTGCCACGCTCTTATAACTTTGTCTTCGAACATTCTGACAATTTCAGCAAAAAGCATTTCGTTATCCATTTCGAATTCTTCTGTCCACTCTATACGCCCAGCGTATTTTTTACGAAGAGTTCTATTTCTGATGAAAGTATCAGAAGTCAAAGGCTTAGTTCCTCCCTCTGCAACAACTGCAACTGCTCCTTCCTCAGTAGCCTGTTCGGTTCTGATTACTTCGCTAGGCACTTTTGCAATCTGTGTGTTTGGAATTACGTCTAGAATAAAGTTTTCCGGATGTCTGATAACAGCAATGTCATTTTCAACCAAGAAATTTTCAACTAATGGAAGTCCTACACCTGTACCATTCGTAACGGCTGATGTAGTTGTAAACATTGCGGCGGCTTTCAAAGCTGTGAATTCCATTCCTGGCAGATCCGTACCGTTTTTAATAGCGTCTACGATTGATTTGTGATTCTCACGAACATACTTTTTTAATTGGAATTTTTCTTTTTCTCCAATTAACGTAGTGTTTTGCTTTTCGATTTTTTCCAAAGCTTCAGCTACATTTTTCAATTGCGTTGCAAACGGCACTATTTTACCTTCCTCGTCTTTTTCGATTGCGCCCATTTGTTCAGCCAAAGCCGCTTTAAATGATGCTGAATAAGATTCGTCTGTATCTGCCTGACGTGCCTTCAAAGCTTCGTCTAGAGCGTTCAAGAACTTTTCTTGATCCGTCTCGATAGTCGCTCCTGATTTTTTTAGAGCTTCCAATAAACTGATGTTTTTTCCGTTCATCTTTTTAGTTTTAAATAAATGTAATTTTGTTTTTTACTTCTGTTTTTGGAGTGGTTTTACCCGGCTCTTCTTTTTGTTCTTCGTTTTCTTCAAGTGATTTCTCGGCTTGATTTATTTTTATCTGCCCTGTTGAAGAATTGCTTCCAAACACAACCAAACTAGATTCTTTTACGTTCTTAGCTTCTTTTATAATATAATAATAATAAATATAATCGTAGTCAGACTTATTGGCTATCATAGGCAAATATTCATCGTAGTTTTTCTTCAAATCTACATCTTCAGGCGCATTGCTGTCCATAGCAAATAATACAGTTACGTACTGCATTCTAACGCTTCCTTCTATTGAATCCCCGCTATCTAGCCAGTCTTTTACTGTTTCGTCCTTTACCTTGTCTTTTGCTACCTTGTAAATAAGAACTTCTGTATCTCCTTCATACGGCTTTCCAATTAATGAAAAAGGAACTTTTGCCGTGAATATCTCAATATGTTCTTTTCTTACTATTACAGACTTTATTGATAAATCATGATCTACAACTAAATAGTTTTTGCCCTGTTGTTCTTTTATTGATTTCTTCCAAATACCATCAACGTGCAAATCATCGTGAGAATCTAATATCCTTGTAGAATTAACAGCGATGTAGTAATAATTATCATCAATCTTAATTCCCTTTAATTGATCTGTAAACTTCAATAAGTCAAGTGATTTGCACATTACAGAAATACCTTTGTCGCATGACTTTTGAATAAGAGCTTTTTTAGATTCAATAATGAAATCTTTATTTTCTCTCAATTCTTTAAAAAGTTCCTCTTTGGTAGAGAAAGTCTTATCTGTAAAATAGTTGCATTTTATCATTTCTTAACTTCTTTATTTCCTTCAAGGATTCTTTTTTTTTCTTCCAAAGACTTTTTTAAACCATCAGGCAAATCTTTTTTCTCCAACATCTTATTAATGTCATTCAGATTATCCATTGTATTTTTCTTTTAAATTATTAAAAGCGTTTTTCATATCCTGTCCTGCTTCCGTCAATTTTACCAGGTTGTCAATTTCAATAGAATCAGATTCCAAAGATGTTTTCTTATCTTCCTGCAAAGCCTCTACTTTTGAAAAGTCGGGATAAAACTCTAATTCCTCCGGAAGATAAAAAACCTTGTCTAAATCTTTAGCCTTGTCTTCGCATATTGATTTTACCACATTCTGCCAAAGTCCTTTTTCTGCATCGTTCTGATTTGTAAAAGTACTGCTTCCTTTTCTAGGAATAAGTTCTTTGTTTACGCCATAAACTCCCGCTATCTTAATTGCATTTTCTTCTGTTTCTTCGAACGGCTGCAACTCTTGTATAGTTCCCAAAGTTTTAATAAACTGAAGCGGTATTGCTGAAATTCCAATAAAGTTTTTATTTCCAGTTATCCCGTTTCTGTTATTAAGGTCGTTCAATATTTCATCCCTGCTTGCAGGATCTAACGCATCCTGTATTGATCCGTTGCTGGACGAAGGTGCTTTGCTTAATATTCCTCCGTTGCCGTTCTTTGCATAAACGTTAAATCTTGCCTGATAAACAGCAAGAATATTATTAATGTTTTTTCCAACTCTTGACAATGGCGAAAGTCCGCATCCATTTTCATCTAATCCAAGAACTGTTCTGTGAAGAATGTATCTTGGCTCAATATCATGCTTTATTAAAAAGAACGTCTTGTAATATTTTATAAAATCCTTTTTATCTTTCATCAAGAAAGGATTAGAAATCTCTTTTAAAAGAATAGGCTTGGTTACGTTTGGCTTTAATACCCAAATGTTGCTTATGTTGTCAATAGTCGGGTTTTTAATACTGTCAGGCGTTTTTGTATATATGTAACTGTTACCGTCTGAAAGTTCGCTAAATACCGACTGGTACACGATATCGCTCATCCTTGATAAAGGATTAGGATTATCAACCAATCTCTTTAAATTTCCTTTTGGCTCGTAATCTTCCTGCGTTTTCTTGTTTCTTATTTTATATTCTATTGAAGCGGCACGATCTGCAATTGCGTCAATCGGGATGAATATTTCAGCTATGGTACAGGCTAGTTCGTAAGCTTTTGAATTTTCATACTTCGGTATCTCTCCATTTAATGAATTTACGTACTGATTGAAATACTGCATCCATTGCCCTGAATTGTCCTGTTCGGCAAATCCGGTTACTTGCGTCTTTTTTGATTTAGCAAAAGGATTCCAATTCATTTAGATTAAACGTAAAAAATCCCTGCCTATGTTTCCATAAGTAGGGATTAAGTTATAATTTCTGTTAAAGGTTCTACGCATCTTCACATAGGATATACTGCAAATATATGTAAATTTAATTTAGGTTTTACAAAATGTTTATTTTATTGCATTTCCACTTGTATTTAGTATTTGAATATATTTTGTTGTTGATTACGTCATTTCTCCATTATAGAGATATTCCTTCATGATTCCAATCAAAATATGATCCTAATGGGCAATATATTATTGTATTTTTCATAATTATTATTTTTTAATTGTTTGAATTTTGCAATAAACTATCGCTTATTACCGTGTTTATAATTTAATGCTGTTTGAATATTATAATTATCCGTAAAGAACTGATTTATATTTTACTTTCAATATCGCCGATGCGCTGCACAACGAATCAATCGCATCTTTTTTATTCTTGTTTTCCTTTTCTCCGTCCTTTACATAGCCTGTCAAATCCTTTATGAAAGAATGATATTCCGGATTCGACTTATAATTTTCATCAAATATGAAATATTTCTTAACGAATTCAAAATTGCTCAATATCCTTGTTTCTTTAGGTGCGGTCGATGTGAAAGGCTTTACTTTAGAATGGTTTGAAATATCTTTCTTAAGTAGGTAATAGGCTGCTACGCCTACGCCGTTTACCTCTAAAAATGTTTCTTCGATAAAGTTTAGCCTAGACTTCATAACTGCTCTTTCAACGGTTACTTCAATACCATCTTTTGAATGTATCACATCTTTAACGAAACAGGCTAAAACACCCTCTTTCATTGCTACATAGATAAAAGGAATAGAGAACGAATCCCCTCCCTTGTCTGCAGGATCTCCAACAGCAAACTTAAATACTATATCTTCTTCCGGTATAGAATCAATATTAGCGAATCTTAATTCAGACATAGGCAAAAGAACACCTTCAATATCTGTCTTCCAACCTCCTAAAACAACATTGTTGTATTCCTGTTCGTTTTCTAACTTAAGCCTTTCGTAATCACGTATGATGTTGTCAGGGATAAATTTTGGATTAACGTCTAAATAGCTTGAATGTATGTACATGATATTGTCAACAATTCCGCAAAATCCGTCTTCAATTTCTTTTTTTTCAAAGAACTCTTGATAAATCCAATGTTCTTTTGTAGTAGGGTTAAGAATCAATATTGAAATGTTTCTTTTTTCTACTGATCTTATAGAATAGAAAACTTTTTTAAATGTTTCAAAACTTGGTATTTCTTCCGCTTCGTCAACAACAAAACAGTTGAAACCGGATAAAGATTTTAGATTGGCAGTCTGTCCTTTAGAACCTGTCTTTATTCCCTTGAAAGAAATGAATCCTTTACCGTTGCTTGTTTCTATGCGATATTCATTGTCTGTTACTTTCCTCTGATATCCTAGAATCTCAATCTTATCGGAAACTTCTTCTTTGATAGAATCTTTAATAGATGTATTTGTAAACCTGGAATAGAGAACTTTCCAATATTGTTCTACTACACCTATAAGACAAAGAACGGCTACATTAAATGATTTTGAAGATGCACGGCCACCTGTTAATATTATAGTATCAACTTCAGGATATTGGCTGTCGTTTAGCAATTCGAATAAGGGTTCGAACTTATAAGATATTTCTATCTCATTACTCATTTTCTTTTTTGAATTTCTTGAAAGATATGGTAGTAGCTGAAGGATTATTAATCTCTCCGCTATGTTCTGTCTTGACGGTATCGTGCCAATTGAAGTTTTTAAGAACGAAAATGTTTCCTGTGCATTTATCTCCTCCGGCTGTCTGTTTTTCGTGGTAAGCCTCTATTTTAGTAAGAGCCTTTTTTATCGGGTGGGAAAACCCGTCCTTTTTTCCGTAATCATAAAGTGTTGATTTATCGGCAAAACCAAGGTGCAAAGAAAGCATTGTCACTAAAGGCGGATCAAAACTTTCTTTGTCTAATGTTTCAAAATAAGAATCGCAAAGCTCCGAAACCTTTTTATAGTTTTCTTCGTTGCTTTCATATATTGGAGGTCTTCCGCCTAAATTTGGAGTTTCCATTATTTACATTGGTATCTATACATATTTCCGTTTCCATCGCTTCTTAAAGCTTTATCCCCTGTGCATTTTGATTCGTCAACGGGTTTATCGTAAAGGAATTGTATGCTGTTGTTATAAACTTCTTTTCTGCAGTTGCAGGTGTCGTTATCTGAAGAACAGGAGAGAATAAATAATCCGATCACGACAGCTAAAAATAGCCAAAGTGCATTTTTTATTTTTCGTTCTCTTTTTAGTCTTCTTTGGATAGTGTTATTCATTTTTGTTTTGGTTTTTAAAATTCAAAAGTATCAAAAGCTATTTCTAATAATCCGATTTGTAATAACATTTCCTCTTCTTTTTCTGAATATTTATTTACAATTGATTGTATGACGGATTTTTTGAATTGTATTTTTTGTTCTTCTTCGGTCATTTCTGGAAACAACATATTGCCATTTTCCTTAAGTTCCACTAAATGCTTTAATTTTTCTCCAATCATTTTGTAATATCCTTCTTCTCCATGATTTTGGATTATAAATGATTTAGTCTCGTTTTTCAATTCTTCTAATTGTTCAATTTTCATAAGCAAATATAGTTAATTATTTTTAATTTAATGTAATACAAAAAAGCGGGAACGACCCCGATTTGATGATCGTAAAATTCATACCGGATTTAAAAATTGTTTTAACTTCTCGGTGGGTGTTTGGCTGTTGTTTACATGATTTCTATTTTTTATTTACTTTCTTTTACCCAAAAACCCCGCTTATATGAGCAGGGTGTTTGGTTTTTATTTATTTTAAGTTACTATTCGTTTTTAAGTGTTATTGGTTCGGTGCATAGTTTGAAACATTCCTTTAATAAATCATCTGAAAAATCTCCCACTTCAAAACCATTTTCATTTAATTTCTTAACACAAACACCTGTAAAAACTACTTGGTTTTCTCTTTTATGTTTTTGTGTAATCATTGTTTCATTTTCTGATTCGACAAACTGCCCTGACTTGCTCCAATCAATTTCAGTTTCTTGTTTTTTACCGAAACGTTCTCTGTATTCTTGGATTGAGATTACTTTTTTATTTTTAACAATTTCATAAACTCCAAATTTTTCATGTTCATTAATTAAAAAATATTCATTTGGAAATTCGAAACACATTGAAAACTTATTACCTATTGATTCTCCACACGCCTTAGCAATTTCAGCGCATTCGTTAGCTTGTCTTTGTGATGTTACTTTTACTTGAACTTCTCGTATTGAAAGCGGTTTTTGGGATTCATCTAGCATTTTTTCAACAGGTGTTAAATCATCTTCTTTCAATACCCATTTTTTGAACTGATCGAAAGTTATTTCGGTATAACCTTCTGGAATTTTAAATTCTAATGCTGATTTATCTGAACAAACATATCCTTTATCTGTGGTGAAAAGCGTTGTTGGTTTTTTTAAAGTATTAAACCAATCATTAATAACTAATGCTGTTTTATAATCTCTGCATACACACCACTTTTCAGGCAGTTCTTCCAACTCTTTTGTAGGCAAGTCGAATTTTAAAGGCTCTCCTTTTAGTGCGAGTGAAATCATATCTTTTTTTATTTTTAAAGATTCTTTTGGCGTAATTTCAGAAAGTAATTTTTCTAATAATTCGATAGGATTTTCATTCTTACGTTCTTCTTCCAAATTGTCCAATCTCTTCAAAACATCTTTTTTGAATGAATTATTCAGAATGTCTTTTGCTTTGTGGATGGTAAATCTCTTTTCTGAATGCCCTTTTCTTGTAGTCCAAACTTTATCATAAGGAAAAAATAATAATCCATTACTTTGTTGTTTTTCAAAATTAATCCATGCTAAGTTTTCTTTTGAACCAAACATTTCAATAATCGAATCCCATTGGTTCTGCGTCTTACACCAAATGGCGTCTTTTTCTGTTAGTTTTTTCATTTTGTTTTATTTTTGTGAAACTATTTTTGTGTGCTTAAATCTAAAATCATGTAAATAAAGTTCTTGATTTATTCCAACAGCATAATAAAAGCCTTTTTCATTCCATTTTACTATATAAGTTGGAGTGTGTTTTCTGTTAAAAATATCTTCTTCAGTCCATTCTGGGAAGTTTTTTTTATAAAAATCAAAACTGAAGAAATCATCAAAATTGTCAGATGTTAATATATTCCCTTCCTTTATTTCAACTCCATCGAAATCTACTGGTTTTTCAATCCCTTTACCTCCTTTAAAGTAAATTTCCATAATCTATCCATTTATAGTTTTAACTGCGTTTTCTGTGAGGGTTAATTTCATATGTACCAAATCTTCAATTGTTTTATAATCATTAACCCTAAGCCATTTATTCTTTTCATTTACAAAAACATAATTTTCGTTGTTTGTAATAACACTATAAGATATTTTATCATGCTCAATATCTCCTAACTCAAACCCTTCAAATAAAACATTTGATTTTGCTTTGTTGTATTCAATCGCTTTTTCAAGTGATTTATCCATCAATAAATTACCAGTTGGATAATTATCGATTAAGCCTAAATTGTGAGGTTCTTCCAAAGGCAGTTCATTTTCATCACACGGCACGAATTGCGAAAGCTTTAAAGGCTGTGATAGGAATTTAGCGTAGTTTCTGATTCGCTCAATTGAAAGTAATTCTTGATTGATAAATTTTTTTTCATCGGAACTTACGCTTTGTTTTTGCTCCAATACGTAATCCAAAAGCGGAATTAGTTTTTGTGTTTTCATAACTATTTAATTTGGTCAAGTGGATAAGCGTTTAGTATTGATTTTTTGTCGTAATCTCTTCCCTCAATTACCTGTTTCAATGCTTCTGTTACGTGCATCTTGGCGAATTCGATAATTATTTCTGAAGTATTACAAATTGTACCGAAGTAATCAATTTTTTTATTCTCTTTTATAAATTCTTCTGCTGTTTTCATTTTTTTAGTTTAAGTGGTTAAATTTCATTTGAATTTATAGATAATACAGATGTCATCTTATAATTTAATCCAAAAAATAAATTGTTTGATTTTTCAAGTCTTGTAGAAAACGTCTGTCCTAATGAGTTTTTGAAAATAAAATAATCATTTGTATTAAAATAATTATTATTCCTGTGTTTTAGTTTTCTAACATTTTTAATTTTATCTAAATATATTTGTTCTTGCTGTTTTTCGCTAACCCATGCCATTTTACTTTTGTTTTAAAATTATAAGTTTTCCTTTGATTAGTTTTGATTCGTAGGATTGCCATTGTTTGTGTTCTATATCATCTAATATATAAACGTCTTCATCTGTAAAATTTTATTTTCCCATAGGATTTTTGAAATACAATCCATTAGACTGCAATAGGCTTCGGAAACTTTCGTTTTTATCAAAAGTGTTTCCTGAAGGCAAATCCGTATATGTTCTAAATCTATGCATACCATTAATAAATACAGTATCATTTTTTAAATAAGGCTCAACATCGAAAGATACCTCAGTATCTGTAACTTCGCCTAGAATTTCGAAATCAAAAGGAATTAATTTTGCGTCATAAAATGAATTTCCTTGTATAAGCCATTCCAAAGAAAATCCCGTTTCTTCGTCATCGTGTTCTTTTAAATCAAATTTTTTGATTCTAATTGCATCTTTCGGTACTTCCACCGCAATAAGATTTGTTGGGGTTAGGGTTTTCATATGACTTGGTTTTTAATGGATTTTAGTATTCGATGCAAATCTTTTAAGTTCCATTCTATAAAGTCACGCAAAGCAAAATTTGCCAACATTCCATACGGAAGATAAATTTGATTAGAACATTGTTTTTTTATTATTTCAAGTTCATCAATTTTATCTTCAATTAGTTCCTTTGTGCTTCTCATTTTCTCTGTTTTTTAAAAATAAACTATACTCTGTGCATTTTTTTAATTGATTAGAATCCATCCCTTTAAATGCGTTTGGATGTGAAATAAAATGGTCATAGTATTTTGGTTTTTTCATAATTAATTATTTTTTAGTTATTCTGTTGCTGACTAAATTAAAAGTATTTGCGCAAAAATTAGATTGAGTTTCGAATAATTCATCAGGAAGTACTGCTTCTTTTAATAATCGTTACATTTTTATTTTCCAATTTCGCCAATTGATTCTGAAGCTGTATTAACTTCTTTTCTTTGCGTTGTTCAGCGTCTTTTATTGCTGCGGATTCTGTATGGAAAAAATCCCCCTCAAAATAATATACTTTAGTTTTTAAATCTCTCGATGTTACTGAATTTAAAATCTTTACGTCGCACAACAAAATACCTCTTGTCAATGCGTACTTGGTTACGTAGACTTTCATAAGTTAATTATTTTTAATCTAGTTATTAAATATGCTTTATTTGAATCAACTATATTTTCTCTTTCATACTTTCGCAATGCTTCTAATTTTTCAGAAACTCCAATTTGAAGAAGCAGAATAGGTTTGCCATTTATATTTTTTGCCCATAATTCTAATAAATATGTATAACTCATAACTACTCTTTTTTAGATTTTAAACACTCCTTTTCAACATTTTCTAAAGCTTGGTTCTGAATCCTTTTAATCAATTCTGATTCAGTTTCGCCTGGTTTCAAATGATACTTCTCTACAATTGGTTTTATTTCTTCCATTGTTTGCAATTCAAAATCAGAATTAACATTAACATTAATCCTTTTCATTTTACCATCCGGAAATAATTTTCTTCTACCCATTTTATATTTAATTTGCCCCGAACTTAATCGGGGCGTTAATAATTACTTTTTTAATTGTTTTTCGGCAAGCTCTACCGATTCTAAAATTTCTACCGCCGACCTGTATCCGTAAACCTGTGCCGGTTCGCCTTTCAATTTAAGCGTAACGGTTTTTTTGTTGAATCTGATAGTTTCTACTGCATTGCTTGCTGTAAGCAGTCTCAATGCGTTAAATGCGTCTTGTAACATAATTTTTGGTTTGATGTATTGCCTACTCTATTCAGTTTTCGGCTTACCTGTTTTATTATTATGTTGCTGATTTAATTAATACACTTTTTCTTTTCTTAAAACAATTTCTCTTTCTGTTTTATACCAATTACAATTAAATCCTTGTTTTTCAAGAAATTCAATTATATAGTCCATTGATACAAATCCTCTTTTAAATATAAATTTGTGGTCAAAAGCAAAAACCACTCCTTGTCCGTCAATATTAGCATTATCTTGAAACCCTTTTGCAACAAAATAATCCGTGGTAAGATCTATTATTTCAGATATATTTACATCTTTTTTCTGACCTGAATAATAAATAGAAACTTCATCATAAGTACCATGAATGTTTATGAAAGGGATAAATTGAACTTCATCTACATTCATTGGGACTTCATCTAAATAATGATCTAAAACAGATTGGTATAATTTCATATATTTACTCATAACTAAACTTCTTTAATTGTTGTTACATTTTTATTTTCTAACTTTTCAATTTGGTTTCGCAATGGATTATTAATTATTTGTAAATATTTAGCCGAAAAATAACCGCTGAAACCTTCAAGGAAAACAACTTCCGATTTGTCCCGTGCTAAAAAGCTATCAGTTTCACAAGTCCAAATTTTACCTTTATAAATTGGCAATGTAGATTCATGACAGGTGTGCATCACAACCTTATCGTTTCTTTTAAATAATTTAGTTTTATTTTTTTGTATTTCTTCGTCTGATGTCATAACTACTCTTTTTTAGATTGTTAATTGATTTAAATTAGTTTCCCGCCCTCAATTCTATTGTATTAAACATTAATTTACTGGAATGGAAAATGTTTTTATTTTTCTACTGTATTCAGTTTTCGAATTCCCTGTTTTTGTTTCAAATCTTGGTTTAAGCAATCCTCCAACATAATAAGATTTAAAAAAATCAGATAACGGGGATTTTGTAATATTAAAGCAATTAATAGCGTCTATTCTGTTTTTAAATTTTCCGCTTGAAATGTGCATCCATCCCGAATGCACTTTCTTATATAATTGAAATCTATCCATTAGGAAGGCATTATTAATTCTTTTCTATATCCAAGATTTTTAATGCTTACGTACTTTTCGTAAACTTTTTCAAAGCTAAATTTTGGAACTATTTTTTTTACCGATGAAGGCAATTGCAAATAAGTTCTTAATTCCCTTGAAACTTCATTGAAAAATATATTCTCTGTAGATTCTAATTTTTTCAATCCTTTTCTAGTAGCGGGTAAATTTTTAAATTCTTGAAGTGTCATAATATTGTGTTTTAATGTTGTTGTTATCTGTGTACAAATATACATCATTTAAATTAATAACACATCAATTAAAATAATTATTTTTGATGTGTTTTAAAACTTTAACATTTACAAATAAAAAAACCTAGCTGTTACGCTAGGTTAGAATAATGTTAATTGCTCTGGAATCTGCCATTTTGCCAAACCTGTTTTGATATTTATTAAATCTTCAAAAACATTATCAGTACACCAATGACCGCATTTGAAATAAGCGCTTCCATTTTTACCGAAATGAGACAGTATAAAAACTTGAGTTGATACAGGATATTTATATTTACCTAATTCCATAATTAAACCAATTTATTATATTTTCAAATTCTTTAATCTCAATATCGTATTTGTCTGTCTTCTCTACTGAACGCTTTACTTTTAAATTGTTTAGTTTAGTTTGGGTTTCGGATATTGTAGTTATAGGTAGTTTTTGTTTTGACATTTATGAAAATAAAGTTGCATTGCTTTTTTCAATAAGTGTTTTTGCAAATCCAAATTCCTCAATATCGCTTAATTTTTGAAATTCTTCATCAATCCAATGTGAAGCCAGTTTATGAAAAGGTTTTTTAATTTCAAAACCAAAACATTTTCTTTTTAATTCTTGGCCGGCAATTAAAGTGCTTCCACTTCCTGCACACGGATCAATAACTACATCTCCTTCATCTGTAAAAATAGATATTAATGTTTTCAATAATTCTACTGGTTTTTGAGTTGGGTGTATTTTTTCACTTATATTATCCCTTGGCCAATCAATACAGTTAAATATCATTTTGCCTTTATTTCTAAATTTAGGCAGTTTATCACGATAAAGTATTAATCCATATTCGCAATTACCTACTACTTTCATATTTGCCTTTAGGACTTGTGCAGAAAAATTCTTTCTAAAAACAAGATTTATATAATTATTTAATCCGTATTTTTTAGCTAATTCTATCAAATACATTTGTTGATCAAAAGCACAAAATATAATCATACATGGCGCATCACTTTTTTGTCTTGCCTCTCCATCAACTTTTATTTTTTTTGTTTCAGGTCTTAACATTGTACTGCAAAAGTGCATAAATTCTGCTGGTCTAAAATCTTCATCTGTATCAAAAAAACTTTTTCCTGCCAAATCACTTTCTCCATTTGAATTGTCCCCGTCTTTATACCATGCAGGATTTGAAGCATAGGCGTTATTTCCAAGATTATAAGGAATATCAGCTATTATAAGCTGTGCTTTTGGAATAGCATACGTTTTAAAGTTCTGAAAGTGATTGTTAAATATTTGTGCTTTTTTCATAATACAAAAATTCCCTCCCCTGCTTACCGCCAAGTAAAAGCAAAGAAAGGAATTAAGTTAATTTTTAAATCTTGGCGGATTTTGTGTAAATGTAATAAATTCTAATTGTAAATTCCTAAAGTTTCATTGAATTTTTTACGTAATTCTAAACGTTCTTTTGTTGTGAATTCTCTATTTTGAAGATCTAGCCATTTAACAATACTTATAGCGATTGATATTTTTTCCTTGTATTCGTGTATATGAAGTTTCAAAGTAGGATATTTGGAAACAATTTCAAACTTAACATACTCCCAATATTCTTTTCCGTATCGTTCAATAAGTCCTAAATCGTATTTGTGTATGTTTCCGCCCTTTTCGCAGTTGCAGTTATAATCTTGCATATGCAAGTTGTCTAAGTTGAACCTGATTGCTCCATTCGATTGTACCGTATGGTAATGACCTGCTTGCGGTGTTGTAATTCCATTGCAAGATATACAACCTGCATTTTTATCAATTAAGCAGCATATTTTGTTTATGTATCTTTCAAGGTCTTTTTTAAGTTCCGGAATTCCTTTGATGTTTTCTTTGATACTTTTTTTCTGTTCTTTCCATTCCGATTTAGATTTTTTCTCTTTATCCGATTTTACTTTCTCCATTGCTTTTTTAATCAAAATATTCTTTGCTTCTGTTCCTGCTTTTTTGCATTCAGGAGTAGATTCGCAAAATCTGTAATTAAATATTTTTTGGTCGAATTTCTTACGGCAGAATTTACAATTTGCTATCATATTTTTTATTTAAGAATGCCAACGTGAAAACTCTATACTTCTAACTTTATAAACTTCTTTTGCTAATTTTTCAATTTCTTCTTTTGTTTCATATTTTCTATCTTTTATAGCTTTTACAAATTTATAAAACAGTTCATCTTCATATGTGTGTGCCATTTCATCATCATTTTTTACTGTTTCAATTGTTGATATTTTTTCTTTAATTTGTTCTAGTTTCATAATACTATTTTTAAAAATTAGGATTGCTTTTGTTGTTTACTTTTTTATAAATATTTAGATAATTTGTCTAAAATATAATTTGCATAAACAGACATTTTTTTATTAATTCCTCTTAAAGCTATTGCCATTTCATATCTTCCAACAACAATAGGTGGTTGTTTATATATCTTTGGATTTTTATAATAATCAATTATAACCATTCTTTCATAAAAATCGAATAATATTTTATTTTTCATAATTTCTAAATAAATGAGTTAGTATAGTTTTCTGTCATTTTCAATAAGTCGATGCTTTCCGGAATTAGCTTATTGCATTCGAATAGCTTTGAAATAATTTCTTCTATCTCTTTTTTCAATATCGGATAAATTGTCATTTCAATTTTGATCTTATTTCTTCCGTGAAGATATCTAGAGTGTTCACGGTTTACCGTTTCGCTTATCTTCTCATTTGTTAGTTCCGTAAATTCCCCGCAAAGGTAAAAGTAAACGTGTCTTGCCTTAGCTATATTTTTATTTCTTAAACTGCTTTTTATAAGCTTTTCTTCAATATCAAAATAACTGCATACAGTATCTAATATTTTAGTTGTTGGTACATTAGGTTTCATCTTTTATAATTTTAATTTCATATCCGATTGCTTCGGCTATCATCAAGAAAGTTAGTGCGCTGGGTTCTGAAGATTTTCTGTTTATGAATCGCCACACATTTGGAGCCGTAATGCCTGATTTTTTAGCTATTTCAGTATTGCATATTTTGTTTTTAAGCATGAATCTTTTCATTTTCAATATTTCGTAATTTAAACGAATTGATGCTTTTTGTTTTTCAGGACTCATTTTATCTTGGTTCTTTTTTGTTTTAAATAATCTAAGTATGGTTTCATTTCTTCTTTTGAAGTCCAGTCTAAAATTGTATCTTCTAACATTTGCCTATCCATATTCTCGCACATTTTATCAATTTCAGCCTTTGCCTTATCTTCTTTTTCCTTTTGCGCTTTTTGTCTTCTAATTTTAGCGTAATACTGCTCTACTGCATTATCTGAATTTTTAGAATTTATTTCGGATATTTCTTTTTTCTTTTGCCTTTCAAATTCCTCATATTTTTTTTCTAAATATTCTGGAAACCATTTTGTCATTACGTTTTGACCATCCAACTTATAATCTTTTCCATCTCCTAAAATTCCCTGACGAACCATTTTAAGCATTAAAACAACATCTTCAATAGTTTCGTAAGGATATTTTTCTACAATATCAGAAGCTAATAATGCTGATTGTTCTCCTGTTAGCTTTTTACCAACATTGAAGTTAGTATTGAATCTGTTTAATAAATAGCAAATAGCAGTTATAATTCCAAAATCTCCAATATGCCTTTCAAGTTTTGAAAGTTTTGTACCATCAATTGCATTTGAAACTGAAATATTTTTTTCTATAACAACTAATTTTGAATCATTGCGTTCTACCAAGCAACTTAGCAACTGCACTGTAAGATTGTTCTGCAAGTTCATCAGTTGTTGGGGTTGTATTTCCACTTTTATAATTTCCTGATTTTCCATTTTCTTGTGATTTTAATAATAATTGCTGAAATTTTTCTCTCAATTTGCTGGTTGATAAAATATTTGATTTCCAAAATTCCCCCTCAACACTTCCTAAATATTTGTAAACCAAAGTCAATTGTTCTTTTGTAACTCCATCACTAGACATCATTAGTCGAATTGGTGTAACGTAATTTTTGTAAGTGGCTTTTTCTTGATTCGCCGCTGGTGCGTTTTTTTCTTTTAGATTTTTAATGAAAAGCTTTTGATAGGCTAAAGCAATTTCAAAATATTGAATCTCATTAATTTCTAAGTCTGAAATTTTAATTTCAGATAAAAGACTTTTTTTTGTTTCTTTTTTTAAAAGAATATCATTAACACTTACATTATCATTTACACTAACACTTACATTAACACTATCAGTTGGATTTGTTGGCACTTGTTCAACACTTTCAACACTTGTTGAATTTGTTGCGTTTGTTGCGTTTTGTTCTTGTGATTTTAAAGCTCTAAGTTCCGCAGATTTTTTACCAGCATCACTTCTTTTTATCTTAACTTCCTCAAACTTAACTAAATCCCTTTTTAAAGATAATTCAATAGGTTTCCAAGCTGTAAGTATTAGCCTATCAGTTAAAATTGGTTTAAGGTCGTTAACATACTCTAATAAATGATTAAAAAGTATTCCTTTTTCTTCATTTGTTAGATGTTCAATGCTTTGCAACATATCGGAGTAAAGCACAAATGATTTTTTACCTTCTGCCATAATTATTGATTTAATTCATCATAGGCATCAATCATATCGTAAATATTAGAATACACAATATCGTAAGATGGCTCAAATCCATCTGGAATCCATCTTTCTCCGTTCTCTAATATTTGCAATGTCAAGAATCCGGCGCATTCTTTTGAATTTTCTCCAGCATACATTTCTCCTGATTCTGATTCTTCGTCTAATTCTGTAGTTTTATGACAAGGAAAAGTATTATATGGATTTTGAGCGTGGTAAGCTAATTCTTCGCCTCTTTCAGGCGTCAAATAAGGCTTTACATCATTCCTGTAAGGACAATGTTTACAAGGTTTTTTACAAAAGTAAATCATAATATTTAAAAAAGAGAAAAGCCTCTAGGAGCTACTACACATCCTAAAGGCTTTCTCGGTTAGTCGTTAGACTAAATATCTTAAGCAAGTAGTAGATTGCTGAACAAAAATACGATAATATTTGAAATACACAATCAAATCATGTAATTTAATTTGCTTTCGACAATTTCAAATTTATATTTTTTGAAAACAATTGAATCTATTATACAGTGAACTTTATGGCGCGACACTCCTGTTTTTTTTTGTATTTCAATTACGGTGTTTTCTTTTCCTGATAAATAGCAATCTGTTACCAAAACTATTTCTTCGTGGGTTAAAGTTGATACTGCCATTACTCAATATGGTTAATTGCATTCTGTACTTCTGACGAGCTTAAGTTTGCGTTTACAGCATCTTCGATAAGCTTGTTTTTCTTCGATGTAAGAGATTCATTTAGAACCCTGCGAAGATTATTAAGCACTTGTACTTTTTCTAGGTCAGATAAGATATATTCTGTTTCTGAATTCAAGACAACAAAAAGCTCTAAAGTTCTTCTGTTTACTTTCTGTTCCGATGTTGGTACAGGAAATAAATATTTTAGTAGTTTTTTCATATTTATGAATTAAAATTATCGCTAAAGTATGATTCTCCCGTAAAAGGTGAATTAAATCCGGAATCGTGAGCATCAATAATCTGCTGTTTTTCTTTTTCTAAAAATGATTCCGCATTTTCAATACATCCGTCAATTGTTTCGGTAATTGTATTTTCTAAATCAGAATCACATTTTTTATCTAAAACCATTTGTCTTATTTTATACAAATCTTCGATATGTAATTGCATTGCTGTTTTCATTGTTCAAATAAATTAAGTGATTGTTCTTGTTTTCTGTTTTGTTGCTGCTTAAGCCGGAAATTAAGAGATATATAAGTTCTCATTAAACGGCCGTGAGCTACTTTCTCCTTTGCCATTGTAGTTCCGTGAGGAAAAATAATTTTTTCTGTTATAAGCTTTTTAAATACCGCGCCAAATATTTTAGGTTCGCGGGGCGGTAAATTTCATGATTCGTAAAAATCCCTTTTAAATTCTTCTGAGCTGAATTCTTTAAATTGTTTTTCTACCCAATTCCTGGCGAAACACAAAGCTGTTTCATAATATCCTATGTCCCCATTCTTAACGCTTTCAATTGCTTCTTCTTTTGTTTGTGTCTTTTTCATCTCTAAAAATATTGGGTTACATTTTCAATAATATCATCACGATCAAAATTAAAACACCTAACTATCGTATCGACAACTCGGTTATAAAGCTCTGAAAATTCGATTTCATCCATATTTGAAAAAGAAATGCTTTTCGCCTCTTTTATTTCTTCTCCGTGGATTCCGTATCTGATTTCGTAAAAACCTGATTCAATAATCAAATCTTTTCTCAAATATTCCAAGTTATTATACTGTTCCTGATTTTGGTAAAGCATATTTACCAATGCAAAAAACTTTTTATGAAATTTGTAATTTCTAGGTTTGGAATACTTAAAAACAAAAGGCTCGTTTAAAGCGATCTTTTTTGCATTTTCATAGTCACTATCATATGCGGGTTTAAAAACACCTGATAAAGTCTTTATTAGAGTAATTTCCATTATACTAATTCATTGTAAGTTAATATTGACCAAGCGAAAACTTTTTTACAGGTTACTTCCGAAAACATTCCGATATGCGTATATTTATCAGGTATTTGTAAAAATTCTGCTAGCTGTTCATAAGCAGAATCACGATCAATTTTTTTATCTTTCCAAAGCATATCAAATTTATCGTGTGCTTTCTTTTTCCAATTCCTTAGTTCCTTGTTTGCCAATCTGCCTAATGTTTCTCCATTTTCGTGAGTTCCTACATAGCTGTCACAGTTAGGGAAATTAACACAGCAAATAATGCTTCTTCCTTTATATTCCTTTCCGTAAATTTCGGTTTCAGTTGTTATTCTAGTTCCTGATTTACAGTAAGTGCATATTTTAGCGTTTATAACATCTAATTGATAAGGTGTTAGTTCCATTAGAAAGTAATTGTAACGGAACTTTTTCTTGGAGTAGTAGAAACCTTTGGAACTTCGTTTCCGTAAGTATCTAAAACTTCCTGCTTTTGAGCAAGCTTAATAAGTTCCTGTCTTGCCTTTAGGTCTTTTTCCAATTGCACATAAATTGGATCTTCGGAATAGTTTATGGTATTTCCACCATTAAAAGGAGTAAAAGTAACACCGAAGCATTCTGTTTTTTCTTGCGGCAAGTGTTTTCTCAATTCCGAATCAGCTGAATTGATAACTTCTTTAAGCCTTGCCAAATTAGCCATTACTTGAAGCTTGTCGGTTTCTCCACTCTCTAAAAGATTATCAATCATTTTTTTTCCTGTTGCAATAGCTTCTTTTTTTGTAAAGTCTTGAGCGTATAGGTTTGATAATTCGCCCGCTCTTAATTGCAAAAATTGTTCTGAATTTGCTCCCATTTTTATTGATTTAATATTGATAATTGGTTTTCTAATTCTAAAATCTGTTCTGTTGTAGCGATAAGCCTTTTTTCAGTAATTGCTTTCAAAGTTGCTGAAATGCCTTTTTCATCTGCTCCAAGTGCTTTATTAAAGTTTTCTGAAGTAAGTATTGGTGTTTCTTTTTTCGGCTGTTGTATAGCTTTGTTTCCGTCATCATCTTCTGCGCCAACTCCGCAAATAGATTGCAACCCGTAACGTCTTGCATAAGTTATTCCACTACCTTGTGCCTGTGCATCGTTGGGTTTTGAAAATAATATTTCTGTAAATCCTTCTAACCTTTCTCCGCTTTCGTGAAGCAAAACAGTATTAACAAAACTCTTTCCTTCGATAAAAACAGTTGGCTGAAGTATTGCTATTCCGTTATTGTGTAAAGCTTCTAAAACAGCCTCTAAAACGCTATTCAAGTCAGCATATTTTGATTTAAAAAAAGGGTTTGAATTACCTTTCTTTGGAGTTCTCATTTCTGATTGTGCTTTTATAAATGCTTTTGCTATTTCTGACATAACTATATTTTATTTAATTTATGGTTAAAAAGTTCTCTTAATCTGATGTATTCCGATGTATCTTCAAATCCTTTAGGACAAGATAAGTAAATGTTATTTTCGTGATAAACCCTCTGCATATTTGCATTTATCTGCTTCAGTTCCTTAATTGACATCCTTAAGTCTTGGATTTCTTTTTGATCGTCGGTAAGTTCGATTACTTCGATTTCGTTTGCCGGATGATTAGGGTTTTCTACCCCTAATTCTGAATTGTCGTAATTTGTCATGATTTTTTTATTGAAATTTCAATATCGTTTAATTTTATATCAGTTCTAGTAACTTCATGAATTCCATCGTCTTTCCAATAAAATCCATTATCATAAATGCTTATTTTCTGTTTTTTAAATTCAGGGTGAAGTTCTTTATAATTTAGTATTACTGACTTGAAATCTTTAAGAAATCTATCTACATTTTCCTCGGTACAATTGTCAAAGATATCTTGTATTGAATTTATTTTTATATGGCCTTCCATAATTTTACTGTTTTAAAAGTTCTTTGAATTGTTCTAGTGTTATTTCTTGGTCTTCTTCATATTTGAAACCTAAAAAGAAATCTTGGTGTATTTCAAAATATTGAAAATAATTTATATCAATTAGTTCTGAAAAATGAAAGTTACTATAGTCGATAGAAAAACCTTTTTCTTCTACAATTTCTGCAATTTCAAATAGTGTTTCTTCATCCTTGATGAACAATACCTTGTTTTCAAATTGTTTCATAGTAATTCTGGGTTTTC